GTACCACTTACGTAGGTAAATCTAATAGTACCACCAGCTAGGTGGCTAATATAAATTGCACCTGCTGAGGTAAATCCTGCAGCAATATTTGGTAACCCTGCAGCTAAAATTGTGCTTACCAGCGTTGTTGCTGGAATTGCATTACCACTGCCTGGAATTGTGATTGTAGCTGATTGTGTTGTATTTGTGCCGGGAACAGTTACTTGCATTGTGAAGCTGTTGCCTGCACTGTAAACAGCAGAACCACCTGCAGTCGTGCCAGTAACAGTTGTTGCGCCAATTACAGACTTTCTATATAATTTACCAGTTACTGTACTAGTACCAACTGTATCATATTGTACATATAATGTACCTACTGCTAGATCACCGCCGCCAGCTACTGGACTTAGTCCGTAGATTGCAGCATTATCGCTAGAATATAATGGAGCCGCTTGTAACGTCCATGAATCTAAATTAGAATCATATTCTTTAATACCCCAATTTGCGCCATTACCTGTGCCTGATGTTTTTAACCATACACTACCAACTGGTCGAGGGCTAGCATCTGTAACTCTCCAAGCTGGAACATTTCTGTAATCGCTAAATTGTACTGTTGGTCCAAATAATGTTTTAACATTACCCGAATCATCGTTGGTCCATAGACCTAAACGTAATGAGCTGTCAGTTGCACCAATTGTTGTACCTAGAGTAATTTTCAATTTACCGTCTGGTAAACTTACGTTACCAGTACTTGCAGCTAGACTGTTAGTAAAAATTTCAATTTGACCTGAGCTGTTTGCTCTAGCACTAACACCTGTAATACCTGCACTGTTAATATCACCGGCTGTACTAGTAACTGTTGTTCCTGTTAGTGTAACGTTAACCCCGTTAAGCACCATTTTTTGGCCAATTGCCAAGTTAGCTGGATTAGCAATACTACCAACAATAGTTGGAACAACGTCTGCCCATGAATCACTACCTACTAGTGTCCAAGCATTTTGATAACCTTTGTAATATAGTGGATTAGAACTGCTGGTTGCTACTACAGCGTAGTCACCAATAGTACCAACTGAAGCTAGTGGTACACTAGAGCTTAATAATGTTAAATCAGTGATGACTGTTGGAGTTTGTAATGTAAATGCATTATCATACCATTCATAAACACCCCAGTTTGTACCTGATGTGCTGATGTCTAACCAATATGTGCCATCACTTGCTTTGCCTGTTGGGCGAATACTTGTACCTGTAAGTTGATCTATGTCAACATCAGCACGTTGTACCCAAATTTGGTTGCTAACGCCTAATGCGCTATAAGCAGCCAATAAGCCGTATTCGTTACGTTCGTCACCATTTAATGGGTTACCTGAGTCATCAGTACGGAATGCAATGTTACCGTAGTAATTAACTAGATCACGTTGACTAGTAATTGGAAATACTTTCTCAGCATTTGCCTTAGTAGTATAAGTAGCTAATGCGCCACTTGGTGTGCTTTTGTTTTCTGCTGTAGCAATAAGTATAAACGGTACTGATCCAGCGTTGGTAGGAGTGTATTGACTCTCGTCAATTACGGATACTGATACTCCAGGTGAAATTAATGATGCCATAGTAGTTGGTCCTCTAAATAGGTTACTTTAACATATTTATAACTATTTGATATTTTTGGTGTGTTAAGGTGCCCTTTGCAAAGGTATATGATAAATATCTATATGCAATTTCAATACGATCAACTAGAGTATTACGTATATGCCTATTTAAGGAAGGATAGTAACCCTTATTATATAGGAAAAGGCAAAAACAATAGGGTATTTGAAAAGCATAAAAATGTAATAACTCCACCTATTAATCGTATTATTATTTTAGAAAGCAATTTAAGTGAACTGGGTGCATTCGCTATAGAAAGAAGAATGATTAAGTGGTACGGAAGACAAATTAATCATACAGGAATTTTAGAAAACGTCTCTGAAGGCGGGCCAATTGGGTCTGTAGATAGAGAAGCTCAATGGAAATTGTACTTAGAAGAAGAATTTGGATTTGTTAATGGAGACACAACAGGATGGATCGTAGACCCTTATGCAAGGCTTGTTTATCCAAGCCCGCAGCTATAAATTACAGAAAAGGCGAAGAGGTCCATTTTCGTTCTAGATGCGATTCGTGCATTCGTAAAAAAAGAGGGTTAAAACCATATCGCCCAAAATGGATGGAACAAAACTATAAAAAGAAACCACACTGCGAAAAGTGTGGCTTCAAAGCAAAGTTAAAAGAGCAGTTATTTGTCTACTACATCGATGGTAATTTTAATAACAACAACGCTCTTAACTTAAAAACTATATGCGCTAACTGTCAGTATGAAGTTGCCCGAGAGGGTTTAGGATGGCGTCAAGGCGATCTTGTACCTGACTATTAGTAATATTAGCTTCAATCTGTTGATACAATTCTTCAATGGTTCCGCTATTGTTTAACACCACATCAAACTTCTGTCCTACCCAAGCCGTTTCGCTGGCATGAACTCCTAGTTGGTCTATACGATGTTTGCTTAATGCCCACGATGTATTTCTTGTAGCACCTTTGTTCATACTTTTAGCATCATTAAACCACTCGGGTTCTGGACCACGTTTGATACGTACTACCTTGCCACCTGCATTACGTATAGCTTTAATTTCATTAGGAAAGCGACAGTCTGTGATAACAATATCATCTTTACTAGATCTTAGACGATTTTCTAAACTAGCTACCCACATGTCATCATGGAACCCTTTACGCACTACCTCAGTTCCCCAATACTGTAGAACCCAACGTGGAGTTACATCACAGCCTAGTCGTTTACTCCACCATTCGTCTTTGGTTTCGCGCCAGATTCTTGATTGATTAGTACGCCCTTCTAACAGTTCTCGATCCCATCCAAATACCTGGCTCACTGCGGCTTTAAGGCTGTTAGCAAAACTTTCTCTGCGGAATTGGTGAAAATTGACCAGATAGTCTGCAACCGTATCTTTACCTGAACCGATAAAGCCTACGATACCGATGATTTGACTCATTGAAAACTCCTTAATTGATAATACTATTTTACGAGGTTATTAACTGAGAGTCAATGGGTTTTAGCCCATTATCCACCACATTGGTTGACCACCATCAACATACATACGAATTTCTTCGTCAAGTTTGTCAATTAGGGCTTGACCTTCTGTTTTAAGTGCTGTACCGTTAAGTTGAGTACCGCCCTGTGGTCCTGCTATACTAGCAAATTTTTCACGTGCTTGGCCTATGCTCATCATGGTTAGACCATAAGCATAGTCTTGGATCCAAGGAAATGCCTGCGGATCATTTAATAAGACAATATCTGGTTTGTAGTTGTAGGTCCAAAGTAATACGCTTTCTTTTACTATTTCTGTTCCTTGGATCCCACCCCATGGTACCTTACGTACCAAGGTAAGTTTTTTAGTTACTTTGTTCCAAGTAAAGTTCATAAAGCCACCAAACATTTTCATAGCTAACTTTTGATAGTCTACAAACAATTCATAGTTTGCTAGTCCACCAACCCGACCTGCTACTAGCATATAAGTGTTCAAGTATCCACTAGCAAATGGTTCAAATTGGCTAGCAGTCGTACCTGTAACACTACCAATACCGCGACGGTAAACTTGTTTGACGTCCATAATATAACTAGGTAAGATATATTCTTGTGTTTCTGGATAAATGTCTAAAAAGCAATAACTTTCTTCAACGGCATTTGAACTGCGTTGACGATAGCGTAATAGAGCTTGTTTAATTCCCATGTCAAAGTGTTCTTTGTCGGCTTCAACATCAATCATACCGTAGCCTAGACGTAGACGTATATAGTCAGTGATCGCATTTGATTGCGATGCTACTGTGTCTAGTTGTGCTTGTAAATTTGCATCAAACGCAATATGTCCTGCACCTGTGCCGGTAGATGGATTGTATAAACTTTTGGTAGGTATACTGTTTGTTGCTGTTAGTCCGGTGGTTGCCGATACGTTTGCTGGTAGATCAGACATGTAAATTATCCTGTTATCGTGTATTTATTATCGACAACAGGATAAGTTTGGCTTTACGCTACCTTGAGGGGGATTAGATTACTTTAAGTAGGATAGTATCAGCATTGATACGTCCGTTGAGTTTAATTTCTGTGGTTTTAATATTTTCTAAGAACTTGCGTAGTTCTACTTTGTTACTGGCTAAGAATGCTTTAACTTGTTCTTCAGGTTTACGCAGAGTTTTTTGTGTACTCTTAGTTTCACTAAATCCCGTGATAGTTGTACCTTTAACCCCAAGCACACCACCCTGGTCTTCAGCTACATACTTGCCTAGCTTACGATTTTTAACATTATAAACCCATAGCTGTTCTGCACCAACAATGTCTACTGGATTGATTGATACCAATTTCATACCAGCATCTTGTTTGAGATATTTCAAGCTCTTCACTAGTTTTTCTTTAGCTGGCGGCTTACGTACTGCGGCTTTTTTAGTTGCCTTCTTAGTTTGATTGTAAGCAGTTAAGTCAGCAAACAGTTTGTCATAAAAAGCATCATAACGTTTATAATCTGCGGCTTTCATATACGCATACGCATCTTTAAGATCTTCATCTTTAGTTGTGCGTGCTTCACGCACTTCTGCACAGCGTGGTTCAAACACTGCTGATATCTTACCAATCAATACCTGTGGAACATTATTTTTAATCAAATATTCGTAGGCTTTAGGATCTACAGTTTCTCCTGCGAATAATGCATCTTCTAATACTTCAAAATAAAGTATATGCTTCTTAGCCACTTCATTCATACGATCTTGGATCGTTGGGATATAGACTTCTGGTTTCTTTACTTCTGTCTTTGTTTCAAAATCTTCATCATTATCTGCTTTAAGCAATAGCACCCGCTGAACTGCATCAAGGATATATTCTACATGGCGGTCACGTAAAGGCATGCCACGTTCGTGTGCTTTAATTAATGCACAAACTGTAAATGGAGTTAGACTATCAGCTGAACGTTGGTAACGATCAATGGTGTTTTTATCTAACTTATGTAAGCCTTCGTTACCTTCATGTTGACGTAGCCAAGCCACAACATACTTCTTAAGATCTTTAGTGCTGTAGTAATAATTATAGTAACGAAAACTATCACGTAGATGGTGGTCAAATTCTTCATTTGAAAAAGTCAAAGCGCGATCATAATCCCACGTGGGTTCTTTGCCTGTGTATTTTTCATCGCTAAAGTTAATATTACTAACTTTTGCTTTCTTTTTCATACCGTCAATTTTGATTGCCATAATATCCTCTCGTTTCTTATATTATATATACTTTTTGTAAAAAGTCAACCGTTTAATAGTACGCCAAATGTTAGATATTGCTCATAATGGGCTATTTCTTGATTAATCTGCGCTAGTAATTCTGCATGCTTTTGGGTTTGACGCCCCTGTCTACGACAATTGATTTCTTCTTCGCTGAGCTTTTTAACCATGGCACCTATAGCATTACTCATTTTCAGCATATCGCCTGTATAAGTTTTCATCTTATGCGCAGGCTTTTCTAATGCTATCTGCACTTGTGCCCAATCTAAACTTGTAGTAATCTCAGCCATAATACAGTATAACATCATTTGGGCGGATTGTCAACGGCGATAAATACTAGATAATTAGGATTAAATAATGCCACGTTTAAGTTTATGGCGCCCAAACAAGGGTAACGACTACAAGTTCTTTGATCAACGTATGAGTGAGATGTTTACGGTTGGCGGAACAGATGTCTATATACATAAGTATCTTGGTCCAATTGACCAACCATTTACCAGCAATACTGAACCCGGTACCACTGGCATCACCGCAATTCAAGATTTACTATTCTTAGAAAACCGCGATCGTAAGTATGATAGCGATGTATATAGTCTACGTGCTATGTATCGCATGAGTGATAACGATTTTGATTTAACCCAATTTGGATTATTCCTAACTGGTGATACCTTGTTTATGACCTTTCACTTAAATGACATGGTTGAAACATTAGGACGTAAATTAATGGTTGGCGATGTATTAGAACTCCCCCATCTGAAAGACCTATATCCATTAGATGAGGGCCTAGCAGTAGCACTTAAACAATATTATGTAGTACAGGACAGCACCAGATCAGCTGAGGGATTCGCTCCAACTTGGTATCCACATTTATGGCGTATCAAAGTTGCACCATTGGTAGATAGTCAAGAATACAAAGATATCATTGCACAGATTGCCGCCGGCGATAATACCACTGATTCAATTCAAAGTGTACTAAGCACCTACGATAAATTAATCAGCATCAACGATGCTATCGTACAACGTGCAGAACAAGATGTTCCGGCTAGCGGATATGATACTAGCAGTATCTATGTTGTACCGGTTAATCCCGACGGATCGGCAGCAGACCCGGGTGCCTTAGATGCTAGTGATATGAGTCCGGATGCTAGTGATACAGCCAACGACGCTAGTGCGCAGACTTCAACATCAACATTAAAAGTCAAAGGGTATTTGACCAGTGATGCGTTACCACCAAATGGTGCAACTGTAGCCGCAGGAATTGGATTCCCATCAGGACCAGGAGTAGGTGATTTCTACCTACGTTTAGATTATGTACCTAATAGACTATTCCGTTACGATGGCCGTCGTTGGGTCGCTGTAGAGGACGCTGTGAGAACAAACTTAACACCGGGTGCGGCTAACAAAACTCAACTTAGCAGTTTCATTAATGACACAAATGCCAATTACAGTAATGCATTAGGCTATGATGCTATACGTGTTGCTAACCCATACACACCGCCAGCTAACTCACATACTACATCATTTACATTAAGCAGTGAAAGTGTTATTACTAACATTCCTTACAGAAGCACCTATGGCGTTAAAACTTTGGTAAACAGTCATATTGTACCTAACACAATGTCTAATTCTAGTGGCAATGTTGGATTTGCATTAACTACTGCAAACATCTTAGCCATTGGCAGTTTGTTAGAATACACTGTTTATGCTAATGTAAGACTTGAACGACAAAGCCTAAGTCAGGCTCTTAGACCAACGGCGGATAACTAATGGTAGCGCAACAACAATTTTTTTACGATGCTCAGATAGAGCGATTCCTTGCTCAGTTCATTCGCATGGTGTCAGGATTCCAAGTTGAGTTTGGAGCAGATCGTAGTGGTCACAAAACTCTACAACGAGTACCAGTATACTATGGTGACGGTAGTCGACAAGTAGCGGCCATTATTACCAATAATAGTACCAATGCAATGCCGGCGGTTCCTGCGATGACTGTTTTTATTAACGGTATCACCTATGATAGAGATCGTGTGCAAGACCCAACATTTGTTGGTAAAATGAATATACGACAAAAATATTATAACGAAAACACAATGGAATATGAAAATCGTCAAGGTAATGCATTTACCATTGAACGTAGTATGCCTGTTCCTTATACTATCGACTTGAAATTAGATATTTGGACCAGCAATACTAAACAAAAATTACAACTATTAGAACAATTGATCGTATTGTTTAATCCTGCATTAGAAATACAGTCAACTGATAACTATATTGATTGGACTAGTTTAAGTGTTGTTTATTTAGAAAGTCCGAGTTGGACTAGCCGACAAGTTCCAATTGGTACCGACAATCCAATTGATGTTGCTACCCTTACATTCAAACTTCCGGTATGGATTAGTCCTCCTGCCAAAGTTAAAAAACTTGGCGTCATACAAAAAATTGTTGCTAGTATTCATGACAGTCAGGGCGATCTTAACACTGATGTATATAGTGAAGCCAACCTAATGGGATATAGACAATACTTTACTCCAATGAGTTACGGAATATTACTGATTGGCAATCAATTAACTTTACTTAAAATGGAAGAAGTTGAGGATCCTAGAGAGCCCACATTAGATACTCCTGTCAAAGTAGGCACACCCGATATTTGGCGCAGTCTAGTCAATGTCTATGGTGCTTTAGAAAATGGCATTAGCCAAATACGATTATTACAAGATGACGGACTTACTGAAGTAGTTGGCACTGTTAGTTATCACCCAACTGACGAAACTCTTTTAATATTCAATCCAGATATAGATACATACCCTGGTAATACCTTAGGCCCAATTAATGCTATTATTGATCCAATGAAAAATTCAGCAGTGACCTTGGCCAGTACAGCAACATCGGGCACACGATTTTTAATCTTAAATGATATTGGTAGCTTTGATAATCCAATTGGTGGCGGAGCACAAGCGTGGCGTGGTAGTGATGGTCAAGATTTAGTAGCCAATGCCAACGATATCATTGAATTTGATGGTACCCATTGGACTGTATCATTTGACAGCCAGTCTGATCAGACTGTACAATATGTAAGTAATCTAAATACTGGAACTCAATACAAATGGTATCTCAATCAGTGGGTGAAAAGCTGGGAAGGCGAGTACAAAGAAGGACTATGGACACTGGTGTTGTAGAAAGTGTAGGTACGTTTATCTATTGTACTACAACCAAACGCTATCTATTCCTATTAAGAAATTCAAGCAAGTATTCAGGCACCTGGGGATTAGTTGGCGGTAAAGTTGAAGCCAACGAATTAACTATTCAAAGCCTTATGCGTGAAATACAAGAAGAGCTTGGTGGTACTATCCATGATCCAAAGATTATTCCTATAGAAAAATTTACCAGCGACAATGGTAATTTTACCTATCATACTTATATCACCCCAGTAGACGAAGAGTTTGTACCTGTATTAAACAATGAACATCGTGGATATTGCTGGGTACATTTAGAAGATCATCCTAAACCCTTGCACCCAGGGGTGTGGCGTACTATTAATTTTTCAGCGGTAATTTCTAAGATTCGTACACTAGAACTAGTGTTATAGATCTGCTTCTAAAACAAAATCTCTATAACTAATTTGTCTTAGGTTAGGACAGTATTTCCAATCTTCAGGAATACTAGCTGATCCTTGATCTGACACGTGTATAAACTCTACATCATTGTATACTTTGAATATTGTAGCTTGATTTGCAAACCATTTATCATCATTGATTTGAAAGTGTAAGTCTGTATATCCAGGAGTATTTGCATAAACGTTATTATTCATGCCCGGAGTGTCTTGGCCGTCGAATCCCAGTAGATAAACTTTTTTATGTCCATCAAATGCAGCAATGTATATAGCAGTTGATCCTGAATCACCATATGGGTCATGTGGAATAAGATAGAATTTTTTAGGGAACTCTAAACTAATATCTACTCTAGAATAAACAATATTATTGTCAGTGTATCCGCTGTCAACAACTTCTTTGGCCATGATACGATCTGTCACTACTAGAAAGTCTGGAGTATAATCTCTATAAAATGCATTACATCCATAGGTTTGAACTGTGTCGGCTCCTAGCAATCCGCTTTTCTTAGCCATTAGATGTCTGACATCAAAATCTAATCGACTAACGCCATTGCCAAATACCACTGCACGATTGCTAATCTGATTGTTAATAACGTTATTAGGCACATGTTCAGTTGTTGATGTCCATGCACCATCTACGTAACTTCTCTCCGATATAATATCTTCACCGGAGTAATTTTTTCGATACTTTTTAAGTAAATTTAACATCTATGCTTCAGCCTTATGATGCAATGTAATTTGGTTGTACTTTAACGTTGGCCCACGCTGTACCAGCATTTGGAATTAACCATAGTGAACACTGCCATGGACTTGATGTTTGGTCTACGTTGGCAGCCAATACACCCATGGTGTTGCCATTATTAACAATACCGTAGGTTGTTACCCACGCACTTGTAGTGTTTTGTACTAGCAGTGCTTCCATAGCTTGTACGTTTGCTGTGCCGCCTTGTTTTACTGAAACAATATATTTTGCTGTGGTATACGTATTCGCTGAGAACCTATCTAACAATGTTAAGTCGGCAGCACTGGTTACGTTTGCTGGTGCAACATTATTGTAGATAATTTTTACACCGTTGAATATAACTTCGTTCGTGCTGTTAACCATAATTCTGTCAACAGATCCGGCAGCTGCGTTACCAGTTTGTACGTTTGCCCAGTTAGTGTTTGTATCAAATACAGTATAACCAGATGCAATTGAAGATACAGTGGCAGTTGTTGTTAATCTACGTACATCGATCACGTCACCTGTTGCTGGTGCTTCAGTGAATGTCAGTGTTGTACTTGCAATACTGTAAGCAGTAGTTGGGATCTGTACGATACCGTTGATTGATACGATAGTGCCTGCGGATGTTGAAGCAGCACCAAGTGTAAACGCTACTGTACTACCATCACCGTTAAATGCATCTGTAGCAATAATTGTAAATGAGCTACCAGCTACACTCCATGTACCACCACTTGCTGCTGAGTAGTATTCTAGATTGTTTGTTGAACTGTTCAAACGTAACATACCTGGTACGTCAACGTTACCCGCTGTGCTTGGACGTTGTAGTGTAGTACCTACCGGAACAATAATACCACCAGTACCGTTAAATTGCGCAGTAATACCACTGGCTGGTGACGCATTACTACCGCCAATGCTTACTACGTCAATACCTGGAACTGCATAAATTAATGTTTGTGCACCAGTACCTTTAACTTGGAATCTAGCATCAACTCCGCTGTTGTTACCATAGTTGATAACAGCACCTTTGGCCACGTTTAAGTTAGCATTAAAGCCAACACCACCGTTGACTTGGAATGCACCAGTTGTTGGACTTGTTGTGTTTGTTGTTGGGATAACTTGAACGTTAGCTGCCAAGTGGTTAACCAACATGTATACGTTAGCGTCATTTGGGGCGTTAATAATAAATTTCAAATCACCGCCGGAGAATATATTAGTATTGGCTTGTAAACTACTGGTTGGGCGTATACCAATACCTGTAAAATATGCATCGCCCGGATAGAAAGCTGGTGAAGATGGATCAGCATGATTTTCACCAGCGATACCAACTCGTAATAGACCAGCAGCGTTTGACCCATTGTTCTGTATTAAAACCATTTCTGATTTTGATAATGAACCAGTGCTGATATTTTGTATGCTGAGTCTTGCGAAGCCGTTTGCATTTGCAACTATCGCAACTTTGTCTTCTGGGTAAATGATGTTACCGTTTAGGTTTGCACCTACAGTAAGGCGCATACCATCTAATAGATTTAAGAAGCCGCCGCTTGGAATATATCCAGAACTCATTGTAACGTTAGATAGTGTTACAATATTACCTGTTTTAATAGTACCATAAGTACCTGAAATATTGCCTGTAGATTCTGTTACGTTGCCAAATACTTCAAAGAAGCCTTCTGTACGGACACGACCAAAGTACATGGCTTTGTCAATACCATCAGCAAAGTAGTGAGCGCGAACACCTTGATCATTTAGCGAATCGCTTAATAATGGCGCACCGTTGGCTCCAGTATTTAATTCAATGATATTATCTTGAGTTCTTAATGTAACGCTGTCTACTGTTGTTGTAGAACCTCTAACAAACAAGTTACCGTCAATGATTACATTGGCGCCAACATTTAAGTTTTTGTTAATGCCAACACCGCCTTTGAATACAACTGCGCCATTGTCTTCAAATGTTGAATCTGTAGTTGAATTAAATGTTGTTGTACCTGTAGCTGCACCAACACTTAATGTTGTTGCTGCACCAGCAAAGTTTAATGTAGTTGCTGTAGAGTTATATAAGTTTTGTGTTGATTGTGTGCCTACTACAGTTGGATTTCCAATTGTCAGTGTACCGCTGTTAGCACCTACGTTTAGTGTTGTAGCTGCTTGGAATGCATTAACTGTTGTAGCATTTGCGTTGAATACGTTTTGTGTTGATTGACTACCAACTACTGTTGGATTATTTAATACCAATGTTCCTGATGTAGCACCAATTGTGTTTAATGTACCAGCGCCAAATGCGTTAACGGTAGTTGCTGTGTCATCTAATAAATTAAACGATGTAGCATCTGTTCTAACGCTACCTACTGGGCCACCACTGATAAATGCATTAGCACGTACTGTCAAGCCAGATTGTACATCAACATTTGTACCAACTTGTACACTGTATGTGGTAATTAAGTTACCAAGACGAATGTTTGCGTATGTACTTGCCGCTACGTTACCGTAGGTTGTGCCTGCTTCTGTTGTACCTACTAAACGGAATTCTTTGTTGAACTCAGACCAAAATAGTGCTTGATTAGTTAAACTACCGCGATTAAATAATAGACCTAGGTCATATGTGTTAACACCTGAGAACGCATTATTTACAACGATCAACGGATCGTTAACATAGGTGTTAGTACTTGCGATAGTTGCGTACTGGCTAGTACCTAAAACTGTTAAGTTCCCGCCAATAGTAACATCTGATGTTGTAGTTAGGTTACTGTTAAATAAACTACCTACGATAGACCCTGGAACAATCTTAGCATTAGCATAGATGGTTGCATCAAGGATCTGATTATTCTTAATTCTGGTTAAAACTGACATGGGTTTAGCTCCGCAATAATAATTATTACACTATTGTTACAGCCTGCGGTTCCATATCCCCTGGGGCTTACTGTGTGTTTAGTAGTATTTATACCAAACTGAAAAAACTATGCTGATAGAGCTAGAATATTTTGTGTTGCTACATTGATATTGCTGACCGTAGCGGCTGTGGTAGCTAGTTTACCACCTAGAGTATTTTGATCTGTTTGTAGTGCTGAAGCTGTGTTCCAAACTTGTGTAGCAACTTCTGCCGCACTCGGAACTATTGCACCTGTGGTGTTGTAGGCATAGGCTAAACTGCTTACTGTGGCTTGAACTCCGCCACCTGATTGTACTGTGTATGTAGAAACACTAACATTGTCGTTGTATAATACACCGGTTACTACTACTTGGTGTCTGACCAGTATCGACCAGCTGTTTGTTAAGAAATATAGATCCCCTGCATACACACCGCCACCTACGCTGTCGCCACCAATACCTCTAAGAGGAGGTAGATAACTAGAATTTTGACGACGTTGTAACCAACGTTTGCTTGCTGAGTAGATGTCTTGTTTAACACGGACTACAGGATATTGTGGGTTAAGGATGATCTGTTTGTTGTCACCATCAAAGGTAACTGCCATTGGATCTAGCAGGTCATCCCAAAACTGTATGTAGTTTGTTGACACAATTAACGAATTTCCTTCCAGAACTTAGTAAACATCAAGGTAGGATATGCGCCTGCATACACGTTACCCAGAGCCTTAACACCAAATATAAACACACCTTTAGCGTTTTCGGGAGCTGTTAAGTTAGGACCTAGACCAAACGATTTATCAATACGATCGCCTAGTGCTGTACGGCCTTCGCTGTTTGCTGGAGCAATAAATGATTCAATTGGTTGGAATCTGTAGTAACCATACATGTTTATTGTACTTAAAGTCTGTGACTTAGTCACTTGATAGTTGCCTCTGTAACCTATATTAGAGAAGTTATAGTTTACAGGACCACTTGGTATCGAAGTGAAATAGCCGGTCATTAAAACAACATTGCCATTAACACTTTCAACTGTGGTTCCTAGTGGTACTCCTGTACCTGAAACTAGTTGACCAACATTCAAACCTGTTGTACTTGTAACTGAGAAACTACGTCCACCTACTGCTACAGGAACATACGCTGTATTAGCTGTAGTTAAGTTAGGAGTTTCTGTACTGGTTAACTGTTTAATAATTTTAGATTTGTTTGTTACACTGCCTGTTGTCCAGGCAGCGTTGGCAAAGAATTGATTTTCACTTAGGTACATTTCTTTTAATAGTGGACCGCTAGTAATACCACTTACCCATAGATTGCCTGTAGCATAGCTTGGCACGCCTTCGTACTGAATTGTTAATCCTGGAGAGATATTAGCAGTAATCTGTGCTGATGTTCCCCAGAATTGATAGTTAGGCATAGCATAAGCTGTTTGATCTACGTATAACATTGTGTTAGGGTCAATGGTTTCTGACCACACACGACCTTGTAGATAGTCATCACTAGGGGCTACAAAAATACCTATGTGTAAGTTTACATTACCTGTAGTTGCCCAGTCAAATGTTTCATGAATACCAATCACTGAGTTTTGTATATTTTGGTGTACTGTGCCTGTACCTGATGCAGTACCTGTGGCTGTGAATACTACTCCAGGATTATTTGATCCCGCACCAACTAGAGTAAAGTTTGTTGTACCTACTGTTTCAATGGTATAATTTGCACCAGTTATCAGACCCGGGCTACCACTAATACCGGCTGTTGCTGATATGCTTGGACCATTGATTGTGCTTTTAGCTTTGAAGCTCAAGAACGGTTGATAGTCGTCACTGCTGGTTACTGTAATAGGATTAGGTGGAGTAATGTGTGTATACACCCCTGTGTATTTAATATCAGCTGTTTCTGAAAACACAACACCTACACCAACTCGTAGGTAACTAGTACCTGCGGCTGACCCAGTATTACGTTGTTGCCATGTTACTGGTAAACTAAGTTGTCTACAAACCGTTGCCCAACCAATACTACCACCGTAAACAGTACCATTGCCTGCAAATTTAGCACCTACGTTTGTTTTTGTTAGATCTGGATATGTATTAGACCATAAGAATTGATGAACTGTAATACGACGTCCATCTGGCGTCGTAACACCTAGTCGAACCCGTCCAGCTGTGCCTTGCACATCCATCCAGTAAATATTATTTTTACTAGCATCTAAGACTTTACCGCCTAAAGCACCAATCATATCTGATGTAGCGTCTGTTAATAATGTATTAACGTTCCAATTGGCTTGACTAACTTCGATGTCAATTGGTACTCCGCTGGCATCACTTCTTAAGAATACTTTCCATGTAGTTCCGTCTAATCGAAAACCAAAGCCATTGTTGTCATCAAAATATCCCCATTCACGGACCACATTAGCCACGCCTGTATCACCACAACTACAACTAGTTAAGATTAATTGTGAAACACCTGGTTTATATGGATGATATTGTCCTGTGGATCTACGAGCAACGTCAGCTGCTGATGTGCCAGTAGAATACACCATTGCACTAATTTGTGGATTATGTACTACCGTACCCGATCCTGCTGTATAAGTCCAATACTTACCTGGAAGATCCTGTGCAAAGTGATAGTACTCGCCCACAGGTTGCATCTGTGACACTTGCATGTGACCAAATGCATCAAACTGCGGAGCAAACTCTGGGAATTGTACTAGAGCAGCGCCGCGGCCACCCGAAGCTTTTTCAACTGTTACTGCGTACTCCGGAACTTTTGGATCTGTAATAACTGTTCCTGATGTATAAACATTGGCTACTATTTCTGTAACAGCGCCATAATATGTTGCTCCTGTTCTTACATAATCTGCTGTAGTAAAGGTACCAACAACATCTGTTAAGTAGTAATTAATCGTAGTTGAGTTAAAAACTCCTGCTAGATTACCATACGCACCTGTAACAGAGCCTGTGATAGTACTACCAACTACAGGTACATTACCTGCATATCCAGTGGTATTAATTACAAGATCTGTAAGTTTGCGATGGCGGACTAATTTTCCGACACCGTCTGGTGGTAGTTGTACGTAATTTGTTGTCATTTACTTTTATCCTTAGGTATTTCGCTTAATATAGCTTTATTTATCATAGTACAGTCTAGGTTGCATAGTTCTTTTCTGGTAATGCAATGATTTCTATCACGTTAGTATTAGATTTGGCCAATGTCAGCGGTGTTTCGTAATTTGAGTAATATTGTCCATTGGTACGACCCACCGCCACACAAATTACCGTTGGGCCTAGTATTTCTGTAGATTTTGCTCCGTCTGTAATACTTGACCAGGTATTATTTGAAATATACTCAACTGTAACTCTATACCATCTGGTGATCCCACTAGCTCTAAAACGATATTCGTCGCCCACATAATAATGAGTATTTGGTATCCATTGGCACTGTGTGTTTAAGTCCCAATCATAGTCAAAGGATACGCTGGTTAATCCGCCTTGTAAATTACCTCTAATTTCGTTAGTTCCATCCCCACTTGGATCACTAGTATACGCTCGAACCAATACAGCGTCGTTAACCCCAAATGTTAAACTACCGCTAGTTGTTTCGCCGGTGGTAATTATATTGCCTTGATTAATTTGTTTATAATACAAATAATACCTGGCGTTTGCACCGTCCTGTGCTATAGTAGTATTAAATACCAATGCTCCAAATGACACATACGGAAACTGGCGATTGGTATTATCACTGAACACTATACGGTTGATGTCTTCTGCTTTGAAGTGGTCAATATATACACCGCCATCGCTGTTGTCATATATTGTGTATAATGTAGTTCCAATAAATTCTAATAGAGCACGTGTGATTGTTCCTGTTCTCACTGAAGCTCCGCTAGAATCAATGTCAATACCAGCCGGACGACGCAAGGTCCACTGTACGAATTCGTAGATTTGTTCTGCTGATGCCGCACCGTACTCATATGGATCTGAAGGCGATTTTGTAGTATCTGCATCGATGATTACATTGAAATAATAAGTACTACCACCAATAACTCTGGGCTGTGCTGTTGCATACCAAGTAATGTTCATATTACTATATGGCGACTGTGTAGCAGTTATCCCTGTGGTAGAAATTTCTGTATCAGTGTGTGTGATATACAAACTGTCTGATGTATTTGTTAATGAGAATCTATAGGCTTGATAGGTTAAACTTGATATACCAATATCTTCTATGGTAACTTCACCATAGCTGTAACCCTGTGAACGAACATAGAATTTAGCTATTGCCGGAATTCTATAATCAAAATTACCGTGTGATGCATCACCGTAGATCTTAATTGGCTGATTGATGGCTCCATGTAGGATTCCATTTATTGGTGCTACGTTAGCAACATTGCCCAATGAGTAGTAAACTTGATCTGCTGGACGAACTGTTAATCTAGTACCCACATTGGCTGTGATAGGTCTAGTAATGGAGAACATGTTTTGAGTATAAACTGTGACTACCCTTGTGCCTGTTAATGCGCCTGGAATCGCAACGAACGATCCTGATACTACACCATTTGAAGTATTAACTATAAGATTTGAACTGTTACTTACATTGGCTGTCAAGGTTAATGTTTTAATTAATCCTTCTGCACCCATACCACCTAAGGTAATAGCACCCATGTATTCTTCTTGGCTAACTCCGCTGGCATCCTTAAGGGCCCAACCGCCTGTGCGAATTAAATTATAAGTATAATCAGATCCACTGTTAAATGTCAATGTGCCTGCCACATTGCCGGTTGTGGCTGTGGTCATTGTAATACTGGTATTAGAATTGACTGTAGCTACTCTAGCATTACCCGCAATGTTTGCACCTGATATATAATATCCTGCGGCAATATAGTTAGCATTGAAATTACCCGTACCTGTTATAATTGTCAATGCATTGTTACTGGCACTACAATCAACAATGGTAATTTTTGTTGTTGGATTAATTGCTTGGTCAAAATTCCAACCATTGATCAATTCAAATTTTTCATCTGTGACCGGATTAATTGGGAATGGATACATGACTACATTGTTGTCGGTATTCCAAATATCTTTTAGTCTAGAATACAAACATTGTAGTGTCGTGCCATCTCTGGTTAGATTGCCTACTTGTGTGAGTTTAAGTATTGAGTTGTTAACATCGATCACTAATTCTTTAGTCGTAGTGGCTGTATAAGTTGCTAGTTCGTAACCTATGCTATCTGGATCTTCTATTAAACCACCAATGTATGTTGTCATATGTTTCTATTCCGTTATGCTGGATTCAAATACTGTCTATCAATCGCCTGTGATACTTGAACTGTTGCTCCGCTGTTGGTCAATGCAGATGTTAGACGTAATGCTACATACCCAAGACTAAACACCACAATATAGATATCAACATCTTCTGTATACGCATAATTGTAGGTAATTAAAAATTTTCCTGCATTAGCTGGATCAGCTGTGACTGATATATTGTTTAGTCCACTTGGACTTGCTCCCACTACATCTGCACTGGCTAATAGTGTGTATGCGCTTTGGGTGTAGATACGGACCTTGGTACCTTCAATTAAGTTATTAATTGTTAATACACGAATATTTTGTATGATTACTGTATTTGAGTTTGTAGCTATGCTGGTTGCCGCATTGGCTGTGCCAGTTTGATTATAAACCAGTACTGTGAATGCAGGGGCATCCCAGTAAATATCTCTATTATTATTAGCAAAAGAAATACTTTCTTCAGTTAATGTTATTGTACCTGAACTTCCTGTGTATTTTAATCTAAGAGCACCGCTGGTTGTTGTGTTGTTATAAAATAATGTTTCTGTGACTGCATCTAAATTTGCTTGTAGCGCGGCTTGTGTTGCTCCAGATACTGTTAATGCTCCTGCGCCTGAGCTACCTGAGCTTCTTGAAAAATAGCAACCACGGAACTCATTACCGGGACTCAATATTGGCTCGCATTGATCAAATGCTACTCCGCTGATTGCAATATTACCTTGTAGGTATACATTACCTGCGCCTTGGATATTCAGGCTGTCAAGGCTATATGTTGCATCAGCTGAACTAGCTGAGCCCGGAACAAACCCCCAATAAAATTTATTTGCTGACGACACTGTACTGTTAGTATGGATTATCGTATCACCGGGGCCTGCTTGGTATGTTAATCCAACCTCATTATCAGGAGAACAATAAAATACTTGGTTTGATGCTATGTCATATTGTTTTGGAAACTCAATCACCGTTGAATCTAAATGTAAGTACATTGGATTAACTGCACCATCACCTAATTGCAATGATTGGATCAACAATGCCTGTGATGCACCTTGTTGAATCATACTTTGGCGTTCTTTGCCACGGCCTACTGCTTTAACCAAATATGTCATATTTAACGGATGACCGGCATTGCCACCAGATACTATTTGATTTTCTAGTTGCCATAAACTACCCACTTGCCAGACTGGTGCTACACTAAATCCTGATAAGAAGAATCCAAAAGCATTAATATTTGCACCTAGGCGTATATTGCCATTGGATTGAATTCGTCCGTTTCCAAGATAATCTGTGTTGATCACTATTGGTACGTGTTGTGCTGTGTTGAAATTTGTGCCTTGCCCGTGTACATGATATATTGCAGTAGAACTAGTAACCAATGATGTATTTGCTATTAATGGAGTAAGTATATTTGCACTGACGGTGCTAAGTGTATATTTAAGTCCTGTGCCGTCTGATATATTTGCTGCAATTCTAACATTTCCAGCGGTAAACATACCTGAACCTACTACCGTTTGTCCAACTTCAATATTTGCAGATGTTGTTCCGGCTCCCATTGTAAAAACTTGCATGATATTAGCATTAACGTTTGCTGTTGTAATATAAGCACAATTGGCCGTAACACCAAAGGCTAGTCCTTTAGTTCCTGTACGTGAAATTGAGTCTGTATTCTGATATGCTTTAGGGGTTCCGGGTCTTAGGTGAGCTAGAATATTTTTCCCTATAGCTGCGGGCTTATTGGCCACAGATGGGATTAACTGTGCTCCATACCATCGACCACTAACCGGTGTTGCGGCTGTTGTCCAGGATCCCATACTATGGTAAGGATTTAATCCTACATCTAAATTAGCTGCAACGGAAGTTGAAGTGCTTGCTATATTTCTATTATTGATTGTGTTGCCCCAAAACGGTACTGGGTTGGTGCCCCGATTGGCTATTTGAACTGTGGTAAACGGACCGTTACCATTATAGGCTGTAGTTCCGTTAATTGGGTCAATCAATATACTAGCGTCTGATACTGTATATGTTGGTACTATTGTTACACCTGTGTCTGGCGGACTAATAGCAATGGTAGTTAGTATTGACGCACTGGTTCCCATTTTATTATAGAATACGGTACTGGGTGTAGCACCTGCTGTTTTTTTATAACTCCAACTAAATGCCGACGAATGACTTGCAGCATCTGCGCCGTCTTCCCAAGTTACTGGTCCTTCTAAAATCATTGGTACTTCAGCTGCCGATGTAATTGCGCTGTACAGAATTAAACTATCATTGTTAGTCGTTGTAATTGACGGCATCGCACCTCGCGCCGCTGTGGCCACGGATAGTTGATATCCTGCTAGAACATTACCATTGAATATGGTTGTATTACCAGGAGATGTTATATTGGCATCTTGAATGGTAATCATATGAATTGCTGAGGTTGTACTAGTACCTAAGATAACTCCGCTGAGATCACTTTCTGCATCAGATGCGGCTACTTTCCACCAAATTGATAGTTGGGCCGTGTTGGTTGTATCAAGTAGTGTGGTCCATCCTGTGGGCGCAGATCTAGTAGATGCTAGACGAGTGCTGACGATAGCCACAACAACGTCGTTGGCTTGTACAACTGGCATAAATCCAGTGGTTAAAGCTGTTGAGCTTGTTGTTGAAAAACCGTAGGTCCAATCGCGTATTGCGGGCATCTAATTAAAATCCTTTAATTTATCTTATATTTATCTGGTAGTTTTATCACCAGTTTTTCTATGAAACTGCATAACTAATACCCGATACTGAAGTTCCTGTATAGGACAAGTTTTTAGTATAAACCTTACCTAAATCATTACCGGTAATTATCAATGAACTCAACTGTGTACCTGTGTAGTAAAATGATTTAACTATAATATCAGCACCTGCTGGAGAATAAACTACATTTGAAATAAATGATCCACTGTAGTTAATCACGTAGGGATATGCTTTGAGATTCTGAGCAATAGTTTCAAATGATTCATTAAAAACTCCACTGATTGCACCAAAGCTAACCGGAGCACCATTGGCATAGTAGTATTGATTAGTAGCAATAGACTGTGGGCGTAGTTGTCCACTGATCGTTACCACCGGAGCAGTTAACAAGTTACTTGTAATTTGTCCTGCATCTAATGTTTGGAAATATCCTGTTTTCCATTGTACTGTTGGAGATCCAATACTGTAGGCAGTGTTTCCAAAGGGCATTAAATTGCCTTTGATGTTAACATTGGCTCCATCTAATGTTACCGCAGCAAATTGATAAATCAATTCTGTAGCTGAGTTGATACTGGCACTGATACGTCTGATTTCAACAACATCAGTTTGTAATGGTGCTTCAGCAAATGTTAATAAATTATCTGCAACTGTATATGCAGTACCCGGTTGTTGTAGAGTACCGTTGATACTTACTAGAATACCTGCGGCTGTGGTATTGGCGGCTAACGTATAAGTTGTGCTAGTTCCATCAGGATCAATAATCGCTGATGTGATTGTTGCCGCGCCCGGAACTTCCCAGGATGCGCCGTTGAAATATTCAAAACTATCTGTTTCAGTATTAAATCTAATATAGCCTTGCTGTGCATCTGATGGTCTAGTAGATAGATTACCTACCGGAATTTGTAAAGCTGTAGTGCCAACAATTTTTACTATGCCGTCACTGGTTGGATCTAATAGAATATTACCTAAAGATTCACTTGATGTTATAGTGTTACCATTGAATACAATATTACCCAATCCTGCTTGCGTTGGTAATCCTAAATTTCCGCTGTAAACAGCGCCACTGATGTAAACACTGTTGCCTGTAAAGCTAATAGGGCTCGCACCATTATATGGTGTATTATTACTGTTAAAGTTTAAGATACCTGATTGATAGTCAAATACCCAAAGGTCGTTGCTACCACTACCTGTGGCAAATACTTGTGTGCCTTTGCCGGCTACATTGGCCGCATTACCACTTGGTGCGATATAAACTTTGATCTGATATGTTGATCCAAACTCTGGTGGTACCCAAAATGTCTGACCTGTTTGCCAAGTTAAGGTTGGTGTTGGTATACCTGCTGTGCTAGTACATTCTACAGGAAATGTAGTTGGATAAACTGTTACGACACTGCTGTTACTGCCTGGAATAACATTAGCAATTAGGTCAGATTGTTGCCATATCTTATCACCGCGAAGTAGTAGAGGGCTTGCAACCGGCTCGTTAGTTGCGTCAATGTTGCCAGAGATATCAGTCTTAGCGGCACCATAGACTATCTTCTTCCAAAGGTAGTCTACTTTTTGATTATCTGATGCGCTTTGTATAGGCATTATGACACCGCCAATGTGGAAACTGTTTGTCCACTTGCTAGAGCAATTCTAATTAATGCAACGTTGTTGGTTGCTGATGACATACTGACGGTTCCTAATGTCATTGTAAATGTTCCATTTAGGGCTACGTTGGCTGCTATCAGTGCACCACTGCCACAACCATCACTACCATTACCGCCTGCTCCTGTATTACTTCCTGGAACTCCACTACCAGCATAGCTAGTCGTAGCAGTTAACCAACCGTTAAGTCCGCTAGTTGAATCGATAGTTGTGCCAGGCGCCGCTACCCATACACCAGCAACACCGGCTGGTGCTACGATATTCAAGTTAAAGTTTGAAACACCAGTACGTTGGAAACCCATAGTAAAGTATTGGTAACTACCACCATCACCGCTGCGATCTGGTCCTACTGGTAGGTAACCTGTGCTGTAATTATTTGCTGTCCATCTTAATACACCAACACGGATAGTTGCTTCTTTGGTTCCTGCTACGCCCGGATCACTGGCTTCGGTGTAGACGTTTGGCGCAGTCATAAAGTTTGTCAGTCTCGCATACAGTGGAGTATGTATAGTATTAGCTAAGAAGTATGTGCTACGCACCGCTGGATTAGTATTAGCACTTGTGTTAGCACTGATAGCAATTTCACTGATACCCGTTTGGCTTGCTGTATGCACTTGGACATTGACACCCGTTTCAGCATAAGCACTGGTACCATTTACATTAGTTACTACGATTCTTAAGTTGGCTACACTACGCACACTTGCTTGGTTAATGGCTATTGTTAGGTTGCCTGCACTGTAAGCCGATACATTGCCGGTACCTGCGACGGGTGTGCCACTGGCTAGTGCCGGACTACTAACATTACTTAAACTCGCGTATGGATGAGCATTGGCTAAGATTACATTACCTGAGGATCCTTCTTTAACTGTACCTGTTACCACAAATGCCACGTTGGCTGTATTGTTCCAAGTCTGTCCAATCCAACTGTTTATAGTAACATTCTGCCACCATAGTTGTGGGCTACCAGTATTGAAATATGGTATGCCTGAAATGTATCTGTATGTGCCTGGCGCTTTGATTGCCAATGTACCTGCTGTGACTGTTGGCACCGTGGTCACATCATCTTTGACAAACTCAATATTGGCTGTGATGCCTGTTGAGCTGTGATTTAATCCAAATCTATTGATACCAAATGGTATGATGTCTCCACGTGCTACTACGTTAGCACGGAATCCCCAATAGTACCCTGGATAGTATGTTGAGCTGGCAAATGTAGTTGTGGCGCCTGCTGATGTTAATAAATTATAATCACTAAATCCTAATATGCCAAGATTGCCTGTGACTGTTGGTGATGTAGTTGCGGCTATGTTAGCATTGCCATATACCGCGCCATTTACCACTGCCTGTAGATAACCAATATTTGCGCTCCAGGTAAAACTTGAACTTACGTTGCCTGAGTTAGCTGATATCAGTGTTGATCCTGTTGCTATGGTTCTGCTTACTGATGCGTTGGCAGCTAAAGCAGTTCCTCCTGTGTTGTCTGTAGCACTGGCCGCTAGTGTAGCATTAGTTCCAACGCTACCCGTAAATGTTAGTGTTTTAGTATTCAGTCCAGCTGGAGGACTTACACTGTTACCATAGACTTTAAGAGTTGTAGCAGTATATCTTGGTAGGATGGCCGGATTAGTAATATCGCTAGTCAGCAAGGCTAGATTAACTGACAATGTTCCTGTGCCTGTGTTTGTAACATACGTTTTATTAGCATATGGTCCTGTAGCACCGCCAGCTGATGAGTTGTTAGACACGTTAGCGTAAGTTCCATCACCCCAGTTAATACTCCAAGTTACCGCTGTAGCAGTATTGGTGTTAGTAGTTGTATTTTGTAAGTATATCACATTACCTTGTATGCTATGGAGGTCATTACCTGTTAGTGGTGCTGAACTAATATTGGCTCTAAATAATCCAAAGCCCATAGCCGGATCAGCAGCATATATACTGATATAGTTAGTTCTTACTGCGCCTGCTAGGTTACTTGGACTTGCCCCATTGGTATTTGTAGCCGTCACAATAATTGTATAAGGTGTGCCTACATTAGTAGCATAGGTATGTGTGATATTTGAACTACTTGATATGGTATTTGACGTACCATCTCCCCACTGGACTTCGTATTGATTAACGTTGCCTTGTGGTACCATAGTCAATAATATTGTTTGGCCAACACCACCAGCGGTGACATTACTTGAGAATGTAACACTACGAACAAAAGTATTTGTGAATAAATTTTGTGATACACTGTTAAGAATATCAATAGCATCTGTTACCGTGGTTGTTGTGGTAAATCCCTGATATGCGGCATTGTTGCCTATTAGGCTAGTATCAGTTGGTGTGCCTAATGAGATTAAATTACCTACACTAGATCCAGATAGTTGTGCATCAACATACCCCTTGGTTGCAGCGTCGGTGCTGTTGATTGGGCTGCCAACCCAAATAATTTGATTGTTACCGGCATTTAGATTACCGGTGGTTGTAACATTGGCAAAGGTAACTCCGCTAACAGATAGATTACCTAAAATAGTTAAATCGTTAAGTGCGCCAATTGATGTGATGTTTGGCTGTGCGTTGGTTAGTAGTGTGCCAGCTAGGTTACCAAAATAACCAGTGCGCCAATAGTTTGTAGTACTACCTAGGTCATAGCTTAAATTACCGCTGGTATAAACATAACCGTTGGTAACAAATATATTACCAACAACTTCTAAAGTGTCTAATGGAACTTCACCAGGTAGAGTGTTAACTCCAACTCTAAAATTATTTACGTCCCAATAGAATAGGTTTTGTCCATTGGAAGAGATGTATAGATCAGTGCCTTGACGATCTAGATTTCCTAATAGAGAGTACCCCGGGACGCGACTAATTGCCATTTATCTTCCAACCTTTTTACTATTTATCTAGATAATTAGGCTAGGGTTGATATTGTTGTAGCGTATCCGTGAATTAGTGTAATTGCGGCACCGTTATTAGGTGCCGGACTGATAACGATATTGCCAGTACCATTAAATGTGTAGTTTGTACCTGGAATTTGATAAACTGTACCTACATGGACTAGAACCATTGATTCCATACCTGCTTTATAATAGTTTGTTCCGCCGTCAATTGGCCAAAACTGAGTTTGAACTGCATTACCTGTAAAGCTAGTAATAGTTGGTAGTACGTTTCCTTCTCTGGCTACAGCATTCCATACGTTTGCACCAGTTTGACCACTTATATTACCGTAATATTCTAACTTATTTGACGTTAAACTGAATCTTGTCTGACCTACTACTGCGTTTGCAGGGCCAACACTGCTAGAACCAACAGGAACGCCTAGAGCATACCCAGCAGTCTTAAATACGGTATTCTTAAGCATGTGTCCCATGTTTAGATTCCTACGTAACTTACTGTGGCTGTAATTGCTAGATTTGCTTGACCAAATGTAATGTTAGCAACTAATCTATCACCGTTGCCTAGTGCTAGTTTTTCCCAATCAACAACAAATGTATCTAATGATGCAACTTGTACACTATTGTAAATTTGTACATTGGCATCGGCTATTGTAACACCGTTAGGAACAGCATATAGATTAAAATTGATCGCACCAGAATTTGTATTACAGAAGTACATCGCACTTACTACTGTATTACCTGAGCTTACATAAATGTTTGACGGTATTGTTGTCAACGCTGTGTTAATTATTGCCATTTTTATTTCCTATAATAATAGTGAAAAGCCAATGGCTCTTCTTTTAGTGATCAACTCATCGTTTTGATTACGAGAGTCAATAGTATATAATCCTGATGATCCTGCTCCAGGAACTTGTGCGTATAGAGCTGTTAATCCAGCAATAGGTGCTGCCGCATCAAGTGTTGGGCTATAAATTATTCCAATATTAGCATTAATCGTAACATTGCCAGATGTTGATGTTAATCCGTAAATACCTGTATCAAGTACATTACCCAATACTGGATTTTTATCATCAAAGACTGAAGTTAAGTAGGTGGCCGCTACATTTGATGAGATAATATTAGCGTAGGTTGTTCCGTCAGAAGTGATTTGCCATTTACCGCCAAACGATTCAGTCCAACGTAAAGATACGTTAGCTAAAGATCCTCTAGCAACAACTATGCCAGCAGATCCAGCAGTAACTCCTGCACCTGATTCTCCATTGTTTAATACTATAATATTATCTTTAATCGCAGTGTCTGTTGTTGTGATGGATGTTGTGGCTCCTAGTACTGTTAAGTTACCAGGAATAATAACTGCATCAGAATTAAGAGTAATGTTACTACTTACACCACGTGGTGTGTTTATAACATAATTTGCGTTGGTATTTTTAACTATAGCCATTTTTTGTTCCGTTTTTATTATTTATCACAGAAACTCGATAGAAAAAAATAGCACCCGGAGGTGCTATTTTTAGTTTGACTAAACTTAGTCGTTTGTTGCTAGTTTAACTGTAGTATTAACTACAGCAGCATTCATGCTCCAAATTACTTGGGCATTTGCAGTAAATTGTGCACCTGGAGCAGAACCACCCGGTGTCAATGTACATGTGCGACTATCAATTTTTGTAACCCAGTATGTACCACTCGCTGAGTCAGTTGCCGTAATAGTCATCAAACCTGCTGAAGGAGGACCACCAGCTGTATTCGCTGCGCCAACTTCTGTAGATTTAATTAGTCTCACTACATCTGTTTCTGTTGAATTTGTTACTCTATAACGACGTGAACCTTTTTGTGCAACGATATCAGCTGTTTGGCCAATTGTGCTAGTAGTCGTCCATGCGTTAGCTTGGATTGTATTACCTGTTGTAACTGCCGCTGCAAGAACTGATAATAATGAACCACCAAAACCTACGTCACCAAAGCTGATTGGTGATGAAATTGCTGATGTATTAGCTGATGAAAACGTGACATTACCTGTTGTAGTATTAACACTAACCACACGAGTTGGGCTACCAAAAGCTGCTGTAGTAAAGAACACGTTAGCAACCATACCTGCATAAATGCCTGATGTTACACCGCTTGAAAACTTAACTACTGTGCCACTTGCACCAAGATTGTAAAATCCTGTTACACCGTCAACTACAACGTTAGCCGGTTTGTTAAATGTAATTGCTGGTGCTGTTAGATAACCAGTACCTGCTGTTGTAACTGTAACACCCGTAACGTTACCGTTACCTGGTAAACCGTTAACTGCTGGAATAACATAAGCAATACTAGCCTCTGCTCTTGTTCCACCAATTGGACTTACTGCAAAACTAATTGTAGTACCAGCTGAGTAGCTGTTAGCACCACGTACTGTTACTGATGATACACCTTCACCACCAGCTAATGATCCACCACCTACAGTAGTACCAAGATATCTTTTTTTAATAGGACGTCCCATTTGTTTCTCCTTAAAATTTTAGCGTTCTAACGCCTACGCAGTGGGTAACTGCATAAACTCTCATTCAAGAGTGAACAAGTATATTTATCGTAAATTAGAAAATCAAGTCAAACAAAAGCCCCGTAAGGGGCTTTTGAGATTTCTCACAACCAATAAGTTAATATTATTGGAATGATAGGTTAGAAACACCAATGCTTTCTAGGTAGTCAGCAGCATTACCAAGAGATGAAGCTGTGTTTGATAATTCAACATAGCCATATCTTGTCATGAAACCTACTACTGGTTCGAAAGTTGATGGATCAAGAACAACACCAGAACTCATTAGAGGAATATATGGGCAGTAGAACGCAGCTGCATCAGCTTCGCTAGAACCTTTATAACCTACTAATACGTTTGTGCTATCTGCAGCATAACCGTTAACATAAACACGCATAGCACCGTTTAGAGTACCTACGAATTTTGTGTTTGTTGGAGCTTCAAATGTACCTTCTGTGCTACGAGCAAAAGCTGAAGTAGTTGCAGATTGTAGTACTGTTAAAGCAGCTGGAGATACAACAGCCCAGTTACCTGCACCGCGACGTGTACGTTGAGCGATCAAGTTAGCTGCACGGTTGATTGTAACCGCTAATGCTGCATGCTCGTCACCTACGAATGTTGCTGTACCTGATACTGTAGCTTGGTTGAAGTTGTATGTGTTACCTGATAAGCTGTATAATGAGCTTAAAATTTCTTGGTCAATTTCAACAGTAATTTCTTGTGCTAAAGCTGCCATGATTTCTGCTTCAACATCTAAACCGTGCATAGATTGTGCATCTTGCGCAGCTTCAAAAGTCCAACGTGCAGACAATTTACGTGTTTTAGCTTCAACAACTTGTTTCAAGATTTGAACGTTGATTCTCTTACCTGGTGCACCTTCTAGTGTAGCTGTTGAAGCAGCTAAACCAGCAGTTGTGTCACCTGAGTATGCTTGAGCAACTTTGAATGGACTTAATGCTTCATCACCAGCTGTTACATCGTTCGCTGTACCAGTAGCATCATTGCTATCAGCATAACGTACACGTAATGTGTGGATTTGAGCAACTGGGCCAGTCATTGGTTGTACACCAACGATTTCGTTAGCGATAACTGTTGGCATTACTCGACGAATTACTGGAAGAATAACACGGTTAAGTGTTGCAACGTTACCAGCTGATGTAGCACCAGCGGATGCGTTTTCTACCAAGTGTTTCTTTGTGTTTTCTAAAATTACAGCCATTGTTGTACGGCGTGAGCCTTGTAGACCTTCTAACAGGGCGTCTTTGGTCTCATTCCAACGGCCTTCTAATAGTTGGGTTGTCATTTCTTATTTTTCCTTTTAATAAAAGTTTTTACTACTTTAGCCCTGCTAAACGTCGAATTTCAACAACATTGTTGTCAGGTTCAACATTGGTATTAGCAGATTTATCACCTGTCATTTCTACGCGGCCTTCTGCTAACACAGACTTTTCAGCCTTTGGTTTAGCTTGTGCGTTGTTAAGAACTGCTGGTAGATACTTGTCATATGCAGTTTGTAGTCTTTCTGTCTGCACACCTTCGAGTAGGCTGCTCATTACTTCAGCTTTCTCTTTGTTTAGAGGTTTTAGTAACTCAGATAGTTTCTCTTTACGAGCAACTGACTCTGTGATCACTTTAACTTCACGATTCTTTGTTTCAACTAATGCTTCTTTTTCTGCGATTGCTTTTTTACCTTCAGCAATAACTGCGTCTTTCGTTGCAAGTTCTGCTTGAAGTTTAGCAAATTCTTTGTTCTCATTTAAGTGAGTAACAGCGAATTCATTAGCAAATGCTTCAAATAAGCGACGACCAAACATGTTCTCGCGAGCAGCTTGGATATCTTCTTTTAGTTGAGCTAGTTCTGAGCCTAGATTGTTTGCTACTGCTTCCTTAACAAGTTTAGCACTGCGTTTAATAAAAGCTTCTTGAATTTGAGCTAATTTTTGTTTAGCTTCAGCAACAAGTTTAACTTTCGTTTCAACAACTGCTTTCTTGTCTTGGTCGAACTCTTTGATTTCTTCGGCTAACGCATGGATAACAAATTTTTCTAACTTAGCTGTTGCTTCAGTTTGAACTTTGCGATCTGCACGTAATTCTTGGATCTCTTCAGCAAGTTTTTTAACTAAAAAGTCATTAAACTTACCTGCGCTTTCAATCATGTGAGTTTTGAATTTCACGCGATCTTCTGCAAGAGCTTTCTTCTCATCGGCGAACTCATTGAGTTCAGCGGTAAGACTTTCAGTAACCATTTTGTCTAGAGCCTCAACCATTACATTCTTGTCATGATCATAGCGTGTCGCAAATTCTTCGCGCAGTTCTGCACGAATACTTTCACGAGCTTCGTTAATTTTAGATTCCCAAGCTTCGTTTAGAGCAGTTTGAGTTTCTTCATTAATGATGCCGGAATCTAACAATGGTTTGATAGCGTCTAACATTGTGATCTCCTATTTAATTTTTAGATCTTTGATTAAGCCTTTTACAGCTTCTTTCAAATATTTCTGTACTTTTTGATCTGCGCTGGCTTCTTTTGCCATCTCGAATACCTTACTGCCACCTTTCATATTCATCAGTCCTTCGTAAATCGCTGTTGGATATGCGTTAGGTGCGCTTGGTTGCGCAACTACATCTACTGTGACTATTTCAAAGTCACTTACTTTGCCGTCTCCCTCGTTCACGTTGCCGCTACCACGAGATGAAACACCAAGTTTTACTCCTGACTCCAGCATTGTTGTTACCAACAATCCCATTGGAGTAGGAAGAACCTTTAATTTACCAAAACCATTAGGACCATCCATCCACATATCAGTAATCATATGTGAAACGCGATCTAGATTAATTTTCAAATCATCAGGGTGATCAACTTCGCCTAAGACGCTGTAACCACCCTTGATTTGTTCATTTAATGTACTAACAGCTTTTTCTATTTCGTGAACTGGGTATACACGTTCATTGTGGTTTTTAACACCACCTTGAATGAATACTCCTTTCATGTAGAGATTTTTACCTTTGCCGTCAGCGTGAGCTTCAGATAGAATTTCCATTCTAGCTGCGTCAAATGTTAAATGCTCTTTTAAGTATAAAGCCATTATAGTTTCCTAATTATTTTGCTAGTGGGCTTTTAGTTGCAACTGATAATTTACCGTCAGTTGTTTGACCTTCACCAGCTCTTGCTTTTTCTTTTGTTTTGAATGCTGAACCAGCTTTACCGCCTGGAACATTGATGTTACCAGCATTGTTTACTTGTGGTTTTTTAGCTGTTGAACCTTTTTCTTCGCCACCTTTAACAATGTTAGCACTTGTGCCACCCATGTCATTTTTACCAGCTACGATAGAACCTTTATTAACTGCTGTAGAACTACCTTTACCAACTTCACCGCCTTCGGTTTTGTTTGAAGGTGCAGCTACTTTTTCAACATATTCACGTACGATAGATTCATCAACTTCTTCATCTTCTTCGTCGTCTTCATCTTCTTCTTTAGCTTCAAAGAACTCTGATTGTTCTTCTTCGCCGCCCATTTCTTCTGAACCTTCATCACCGTGGATGCCTGGCATAGCTTCTTCTTCGTGTTCTTCACCTGCCATTAATGCATCAAATTCAGCTTTAAGTTCGTCAAGTGCTGATTCTAAATCAACAACGCGATCTTCAATTTCGGCTTCTTCGTGTTCTTCGCCATCAAATTCGCCTTCTTCGCTTTCTTCTGAATCTAAAGCGCCAAGCTCATCGCCTTCTTCGCTTTCTTCTTCTTCGCTGATGCCTTCTTCGTCCATTTGAACGTCTCTTGCAAGACCTTCAACTTCGTTGCCACCAACTTCTTCTAAATCTTGTTCGTCAATTAATGACTCATAGATATCACGTGATTTTTCTACAACGATAGTGTGGAAAAGTTCACGAGCTTTATCTGTCTCGTCATTGATGATGTGTTCGATTAATTGTTCGTACTTGTTCATGAATGAACTCCTTAAAAAATATTAAATCCGGACTAATACTCAATTGAATTGTATTATGTTTATATATTTACAAAATTTATTGAAAAGGGGGGTTAAATGCTATGTTTTTGAATCGTTTTGATGGATAATTACATCGCTGGCTGTGCTGGTGGTGCTTTATACTGTGTTCTTACACCTTCAAGATCCTGCTCGTGCTCTAATTTACGCACATCATTCATAATACGTAAACGGTTGATTTGTTTAATAGTCAACTTGGTTTTACGTAGATCGCTGAGTTTCACCGCAGAATTGTCTTCTTTTTCTGTGGCATAACCTGTAGGAATAGGTTCAAAAATTTCTAGTATGTTCATAAGAGTATTTACCAAAATGCCTATAAACCTAAACCACCACCAGGTGCTTCTGGTGCTGCACCCGCTGTTTCTGGGCCGCCCATTGGAGCTCCGCCCATAGCATTGGCACCAGGCATTGGAGCTGGTTCTAAGTTAGTAAGATCTTGTTGTATACCAGCTGTAGTAACACCAACGCTACGTAGTCCAGCTGCCGGCGCAGTTGTGTCTTCTGCTGAGCCATTTTCTTCTGACCACATTTCGTCGTTTTCTTGCATTTCTTCTTCGCTTAGATCTAGATAGCGTTTAAGCAAGAAACGTTTACTTAGGTATGGAATTGGTTCTAGTGCTGTGTATGCTTGGATACGTGTAGCATCAACTTCAGCTTGACGATATTTGGCAAAGTTTTGTGGCTCATTAAATCGTAATTCAAACAAGCTACCGTCAATGTTAATGCCTCTCCAACGCATGAACATCTTAAACTCTTGATCTAGTTTTTCTACAATCAACATTTGTAGTCTGATACAATATTGATTAAAACGCCATTCTTGGATCAATGCTGTGGTTGTTTTGCCGTCACTGTATGTACGTTCGCCCTCATCACTGCCGTTAGGCAAGTAACTACTAGGAATACGTAGGCCACGGAACATCTTATTAGTAAAGAATCGTAAGTCAGTGATCTCACCTAGGTTTTGACCGCCTGGGAATACTTCAACACTTGATCCGCGATTGTCTGCACCTACAGGGAAAAAGTAATCTTCGTTAGTTGACAATGGATTATATGTAGCATCCATCATGTTAGCGCCGCCACCTGTTTGTGTAGGAATACGACGTTGTTGTATTTCATTTTTGATACGATCAACAAAGGCCATGGCCATATGACTTGGCATGTTACCCACATCAATCTTAAAGATTCTGCGTTCCGGAGCACGTTGTATGCGATAGATAATAATTGCATCTTCTAATAATTCTTTTTGTTTGAATATCTTAAAGATACTTTCTAAAATACTATTACCAAATGGCCAATTAACATCTAAGCCTTCTGTTAGGCTCATATGTACTACGTGTTCTGCATCTAACACTGCTTCATTTTGTGCATGACTAAAGCGTGTACCACCACTGTATGGACTGTTTGGTTGTACATAACTACCGCTTGGTCCGCCTACTTGTGGGTGATTAATAAATGTATCACTGGCACTTAATGCTGTTGCTGTTAAATTCTTAAAGTTGATGTTAAGATCTTTGATAACATATTGTTCTGGTTCTTTGCCTTCTGATTCATTGACAATGACCTTGACTACCTTGTGCATCTCTGTCCAATATAATTCAAATGTTTCTGGATCACGTAGGAAAACCTGATCACCGTATTTGATTACATTACGGAATAATTTGAACAAGCGTTTATTAAACTTGTTAAGAGTACACCATTGGTTAAGTTGATCTTTCAGGATCTTAATTTCGTTATCAGTTGGTTTTTCTTTGAAGTGTAAATCAAAGCCTGTACCGTTTTCTAAATTTGTCTGTGTTGAAAACTCAGCAATAATATCCAAGGCAGCATTAATTTCACTGTCCATGTCCATTTGTTCGTATTGATTGTAGCGTTCTGTACGATTTGGGTGACCAATATAAACTTCTGGAAGTTTACTGGCAAAATTACGATACCCAGGATCTATGTTTGATACACCGCTATTGCCATTGCCCATTGGGCTCATCTGGCCGCTAGTGTTTGCCGATTTGAAATATTTTTTCCATGCCATAGTATAGTCTCTTTAGATACAGTATTTATCGCTCTACTGACTAGCCTGTAGTATTCCTGATGTTAGAGTGTTATTCTTTTGCATGGCTGTTAAAATTTGGTTTAATAGATCAGTTTGGTATTGCATGGCCTGTGATACTGCTCCACCCCCATCCATTTTAACTGGTAGTGTTTTACCGTCTGGTAATGGAACTACTGCTTCTGTGCCGTGTAATGTTGCAGCATATCCGCTTAACGGACCTGAGGCAATACCACCATCAGCAAATTTTGGTGTACCTGCTGATGGTACTCCCGCAAATTCTGCGCTTTTGGCAGTGTTCTGTTCAATTTGTTTTAATGTAGCAGTTTGTTCTTTGGCATTAGGATCAGCTGTTTTATCGCCCAATGCAGAACCACCTTGACCTTTGGTTGGTGCTTGTGTTGATGCGCTTTGTGCTGTTGCTAGGGTATCACCTGCGCCTGATCCTTTGTTTGAAACTTCGTCAGCACTTGCCGCTTTACCGCCCATGGTACTACTTAATCCAGGGATACTAAAATTCAATCCTGTAATTTCTGACAGACCTGCTAGCCAACCAATCGTTCCTGTAACCATTTTAATTCCTGTGGTTACAAATTTTGCTGATGCAGCTGATGCTGCCTCCATTACACTAGCATAAGTTGGCAATATTCCACTAGCTAGACTTTCCATTTCATTTTGGAAACTAGTCATCACTTCTGTTAATCCAACATAAGCACTAGTTAATCCGTCACTGGCTCCTGCTTGTGTGTTGGCAGCTCTCATGCTGGCTTCTGCCGCATTTGGATCATATCGATATTGACGTAGCGCATTACCAAATTGACTCATACCCTGGGCAACTGCACTAGTACCGCCCGGATTCATCAATGTAGCAAAGTCAGTGGCACTTTCACCTGCGGCACGATAAGCAATAGCCGCTTGTCCTAAATTCTTTTGTGTTGCTGTGACCATGTTAACGTTGGCGCTTTGTACTTGTCTAGCCGTGGTTGTTAACATGTCCATGATGATTCTATTACTAGCAATCACAGGGTCAGTTACTACTCCACCTGCCAACATCTGTGCTAAAGCCGCTTGTAATTTAGGCCCTTGTTCGCCTGGCATAGCCGCTAGTGTAGCATAAGCATCTTGGAATGCATTGGCTTGTGCGCCAGTAAGACTATTCATCAATGCACCACGTTGTACTTCTGCACGTGCTTGCTCTATTAATCTAGCCGCATCCTGTCCTGTAATATCTGAAAGTACTTTTAGATGTTTGGCATATTCTTCAGTTTGTCTTGCTAGGGTAGCTGGCGCTATTTTTGACAAGTTCACACCAACTGATCGTTGTTGTGCCAAGTACTGGGCCATAATTACCTGTTGTTGTTCAAACGAATAACCTAATGCCAACAATGAATCTCGCACCACCCTGCCACTTTTACCTGTGGTGCTAGCCATGGCTCCCATGGTCTTTGATATTAACTCTGTAGCATCACCCACGCTCATACCCATGCCTGTGATATAAGGTCTAGCCGCAACCACTGCCTTGGTAAATGCCACAATACCAATACCCGATTGATTAGCATACGCAGCCATTTGACTCATTCCGCCCGCAAAGCTACCACCAATGCCAGCAAAAGCAAATAATTGATCAGCACGTTTTTGGAACTCTTTTTCTAATATAGTGTTGACTGTGGTGAATATTTCATTAGCAACATCAATGATTGTATTAGCAAGATCACCCAATCCTTGTACAGCGTCAGCAAGACCAGCACCAATGAATGGTACCCAACCTACCGCAGCTTTACCTAGAGCTACACCAATGTCTACACCAATGTGCGCAATTTGAAACATGACATTGTTGATTGTTTCTAATATACCCGCACCAGCTTTGATCGGATTTGCAGCCATATCGTCATAATTCATAAGGAACTTACCGGCTAGTGCGCCAGCAGTTACAGTTAGATCACCAAATGCAGACTTAAGATCTGATTTAGCTTTAGACATAGCAATACCAAAATCACCAACAACCTTAACTTCTTTTTCGTAGGTATCAATTAGATCTTCTAGTTCGTTATTGGCTTTCTTCTGAGCTTCGGCTTGTTTGTTAGTTTCAGTTGTGTTTTTCTTTTGGGCTGCTAGGGCTTTAGCATCTGCAGCCGCTTTGGCCGCTTCGTCACGTTGTTTGGTCTTTTCACTCTTAGACATAACCGCAAGAAGTTTTTGCAGTGTGTCCTCCTGCGCAAAATTATCTGCTTCTACTGTCCCTATTCCGGGTATTTCAATTTTAACGGCCATGGTTTTTTCGCTATAAATATTATGATACTACTTATACTATTTATGGAGTTCAAAAACCAATGGATCAATCAATATCAAATAACCCTTTAGCCAAGCATTTTAGGCAACCTAGCATTTACCTAAAACTGCCCAGCGGTGGTCGTTTTTACCCTGAGGGAGCATTAGACTTAGATCCTACAGGTGAAATTCCTATCTATCCAATGACTGTCAAGGACGAATTACTGCTTAAAACGCCAGATGCACTGATGAACGGTAGCAGTCTAGTAGAAATGATTGCTAGTTGCTGTCCTAGTATTAAAGATCCTTGGGTAATTCCGTTGATCGATCTAGACCCAATCCTTATTGCTATCAGACTAGCCAGTTACGGTCAAGGCATGGATATGAAAAGTAACTGCTCGCATTGTGAAGCTGAAAATGAGCACACAGTTGATCTTAGACATGTACTAGATACCATGAAGCCAATTGGCAACTATGATCAACAAACATTCTTAAATGGCCTGGTATTTGAACTACAACCACAGACATTCAAAGAAATTAACACTGCGGGTATTATTGCGTTTGAACAACAAAAAATTGTTAATGTGGTTGGCAACAGCGAAATATCATTAGAAGATAAAAAAGCACAATTCCAAGCCAGCTTTGATAAATTAACAGAATTAAACATTGGCACTTTGGTCAACTGTATTAAAACTATCACCACAGAAGACGGCACAGCGGTTAAAGAAAAAGAATTGATCAAAGACTTTTTAACACACACTGACCGTAAGACTTACGAAAGTGTTAGAGATTTGGTCATGGTGTTAATCAAAGCCAATGCATTAGATCCTATGACTGTTAACTGTTCAGAATGTACTAAAGAATACAAAGTCACCTTAGACTTCAATCAATCAAATTTTTTCGTATAAGGCTTTTGACCCTCTCTAACGAGGAAATCGTAGACTTGTTAGATAAAATGGAAGGAGAGTCAAAAGCCATGCGAGACGATGTACTTAGAATCTGCTGGTACATGCGCGGCTCAATTTCCTACAGCGACGGAATGTTGCTAGGTCACACAGATCGAACGATAATCAACAAGATCATCAAAGATAATATGGAAACTACCCAAAAGAGCGGATTACCGTTTTTTTAAGAGTTTTAATTTATCCAAATTACAAAATCATTAACCTATCATATTAAAGTTTTCCAACGACTCTAAATAGTTTACCCATTGCGCAAGCAGTGTTGGTTTTATGGAGGTCCATTAAATGGAAATCTTAGCAACAATTAAGAAGTGGGCAAGTGCCCTTGCAGATACAACAGTGAGTGTTTTAGCATTGTTGATCGTGTTAGAAGTATTATTCAAGGGAGCAGCTATCCCATTTCTACCAACAGTAGATGTCATTGGTTCAGTAACAAGCATCATTAAATCAGTGGGATCAGAAGGTGTTGTTGGTTTAGTGGCAGTATGGGTACTGTATTCAATTTGGAAGAACAAATAATCTTAACTGATTAGTTCTTTTTGGTTATAAGCAAGCGTGAGTATTCATTTATTCACGCTTTTTTATTGACTTCGTTTTAAGATGTCTACGACATCTGCTTTATCGCTTGCGCTCTAAAGCCTTTTCTTTTCTACGGTCTTAACTTTGAATTTAACTATGATTAATGTAAGTTCTTAATGCTTTATCTAGATCCTTCAGTCACAATTTACCTATCCGAGGCAAATTGCAACGATGAACTTTATCTGAGTCCTGTTCGCACACTAACTAAAAGAGATTGTAATCACATACACGGAAGCGGTCAGCCTGTACTCCCTACTCTAGATTCATCTGGCGGTAGCATTCATAGCCATAGTTAGCTAACTATGAATAACTCTTGGGTCGGTT